GAGCTGACCATTATCAAAAATAGTTTGCCCAGTTGCGCCCCTAAGAAGAAGTGTTAGTGTCATTCAATCAGCCTACCTTATAGTAAATCTTCGGGACAGAAACCCGTTTCATCTATGCATGTATTAAGAATTTCACAGAATGTCTGTCCGTCAGGACAAAATGGATCACCCACTGGATCATCTGCTGGATCTTCTGGATCGTCTGGTGGATCGGTAGGATCATCAATTTCACATGGGAACGGATCACATGATGTGTTATCACCATGATAAATTCCATTGTTAGCAAAACAACTTGCTTCAGTTCGAATGTCACACACATCCCCTATACAACATGCACCAGTGGGAACAATCGGAGGTTCTCCAGTGATTCCATCACCACCCTCTTCTTCCTCGACAACATCTCCACTTGTATCATCCTCAACGGGAATTGTTGCAATTGTTCCAACAACTCCCCCACCAGTTCCATAATCAAAGGAATCGGCGAGTGCGGGAGTAACGGCAGTTCTACTTAGATCTATTTGTGCAGTTTCGATATCATTAATATCTTGCGTGTCTACACTTAAATTGTCGGGTTGAGTTTTGTCGTATTCCAGAATTTTATTTGTCGGTGCGAAGATGATATCTTCCCGAGGAGTAACATCAAAATTTATCACTCCTCCTGACGTTGCGCTCACGGGTGCAAAGTTGTTTATGAAAACTGCACCAGAAGCAAAATCAATTGATCCTACTTTTCTGTACACTGTTATTCTTTTACCACCACGTACTTCATATATTCTAAGGTTTCCCTTCATGTCGCTATCAATAGCGGCTCTGAATACTGTACCGTCTGCTTTTTTATATGCAAATTCACTAGACTGAACAGATGGAATTCCCTGTATACCACCAAGGGAATCATGACTTGTGTTCGCTAATGTGTTATTATATTCTATAACATAGTTTGCTGTTTTGTTTACAGTTGGAGAAATTCTTTTCTGCAACTTAACATCAACATCGACATACAGAATAGAGTTTTCTAAATTACGACACAGTGCTTCAAGTTGATTGATGTATAGGTGACCACCAAACTTACTCAATTCTGATGTGGCATATAATGTAATGTAAGCTATAATCAGTGCTTTAATATCCAACATTGATCTAGTTGTCTTTGTTGGATCATATGCTGACTTTACGGAGAACATTACATAAGTGTATTCTGGATCAACAACTTCAGGAAGTATACCAACAATATTTTTTGATTTGAGGATATTGTTTTTAATATCGCTCTTTTCTTCTTCCGTGAGTGTAGTTGTTGTTTTTGGTTTTACTGCAATAAATACTTTACCATACTCTGGTGGATTTAGTTCCTCTCCACCATACACGAGTACATCATCTGCATCGCCATATTCATTCAAGACAAGAGATCTGTAATCGTTTTCGGTTACTGCTCTGTTTTGAGTTTGGTAGAAAAGGGGAGCGTTGAAACGAATGCTGCCTTTAGTCTCAATTGCAGCTCCTCCTGCCGCAGATGAAACCACAGAGACTGTTCCGTTTTGAATGGAAGCAGTGAAAGTTCTATTTGTTGTTGAGTCGGTTTTTCCGATTCCGTTTACATCTGATCCAGTTGTGGTAAAATAATCTATGAGTACAACATTGCCATCTTCTAATTTCTTACCAATAACACCATCTCCGAATTTTATCTCATATAAACCGGTAGATGACACCTCTAAGAAAAAGGAATTGCTTGTGGAATTAATTTTTGTTATATCAGAGACTTTTGTCCACACATCGTTCTTACCACTACTATCAGTCGTTGACTTCAGGACTCTAACAGTCAGGTGATCGGTATCCACTTCAAGTGTGGGAATCACGAACTTGGTTTCAGATGTACTAGATGAAACATAGGATACTGAGTTAAATTCACCTTCATAGATCGAAAACTCACTAGAAACATAAGGAGCGGTTCCAGAAGTATTAATTGTTATTGGAGCCATGTTATAGAAGTAATATGGCACACTACCGACATTAGAAGAAAACTTTGTTCTGCCAGGTATGATCTTCGTGGATGTATCTGAGGATGAAAGTGAAACCGTGACTCGTGCTTCAGCAGATTTCTTTGAGTGTGGCGTGTATCCAATTTGTTTTGCATGGGACATCACAGATTCTTTCTTGACTGCACTGTCCATGAACATTTCATTTGCTACCATGTTCGTATAGAATGATTGATAGTGAGTGTTATATGCTAAAACGTCTAGAAGAACTGATAAACCAGATCCATTAAAATCAAAATCCTTGAACTGCTCTTGGCCTTCTAGGAAAGTTTGAAAGTTTGATCTGATCGCATTGAAATCTAGATCTGTTATTTGTTTTGTTTTATTAACCGCCATTATCGAGTTCTTTCGAGGTTAAGTGTTACTGTTGCCGTATTTCTAACATTCACAGGTCTAAAAACAATACTCACCGTAAACGAATTCAATTCGGGGACGGAAGTAACCACCACATCTAAAAGTTCTACTCTGGGTTCGTCTCGTCTTATTGTTTCTTCTATCTTGTTCTTAATCTTAATTGAAGTCACAGGTGTTGCCAGTTCAAATAAGTACTGATGCACTCCCGCGTCTAGTTCAGGACGAAACGGTCTATCATATCTTTTGGTAAGAACCAGATTTCTCACAGATCTCTTCAGAGCTTCCATGTCAGTCAATGTAACAATATCACCAGAGACTGGATGTGCCTTGAAATCTAAATCTATATCTGAATATCTTGCCATTGTAATATGTATGCCTATTTGTTATGTAATTACTGTCCTAAAATTCGTAATGCATCTCTAACATTAAAGATATTTACATAATTTGATGTTGTGGTGTTTAAGTATAATTCGAGATTCTGTAGATCTGCTATGGTGAATCTACCTGCGAGATAGTCTGAGAATGTTCCTATAATTCCACTGTTCAAATCAGTTCTAATCCTATCAATAACAACCAAGGCTCTAGCTTCGTCTGCAACTGGAGTTTGTATACTTTCAAAGAATCTATCAACATCATTTGAAATTTCTTCTTCGTCTTCTTCGATTGCCGCTAGATCTTCTGCTTGTGCTTCTTCGTCTCCCTCATCGGAGAAGAAGTCTTCCACGTTTGAACCAAACTCATTTATGTTTGTCGAAAGATCAGCAGCAGCTTGTTCTGCTTGTCCAATCAATTGCTGTCCCTGATTTTGTAGATCTTCGAAGGTTTGCTCCAACCTATTAACTGCCTCTTTACCTTGATCCACGACACTATCGATTAGTTGTTCTGCCTGTTGTTGTACGGATTCAACTATACCTTCGACGCTCGCCTTGATACCATCGACAAGTTCTTCTGGATCTGGAATCAGTGCAGCAATTTGCTCTAACGATGGGGGAGATGGTAGCTGCAAGTCGGGAATGAGTCCAGCAATTCCAGGTCCAGCAATAAGATCGGTGAATACTTTCCCTGCAAGGCAAGGATCCGACAACACTCCACTGAGTGCAGTATTCGCTAAACCGTACTGATCAAGGAACGCCAACGCTCCAGAAAGGAACGCATCCTCAGAATTTGCTATGTTAATGAACGACTGTTCTATTCCTTGAATTGTTGTGGTTATTCTTATTACTTCATCGAAGAATTGATTGTCGCCTGGATCAAAATCACCCGCACCGAATTGACCTGCAAATTGCACAATACCATCTAATACATTCTGTGATTCTTGTATTGCATTAACTCCAAACTCTTGCTTTAAACTGTTAAAGCCATGAGAGAAGTTGTCTTTAAAAATGTCTTCTGGATTTGTGGAAAGAGTAGCAAGAGCAGAATTATATGCACTGCCAATTCCTAAAATCCTACCAAGATCTGGTTCTCCATCTTGAAACCCACTTACCACACCACTGATTCGATTTGTTCTTTGTTCGAATTCGACGATAGAACCTTGGAAATTTTGTACCACATTTTGCAGATTACTGGCCCACGGTGCTTGGTTAAAAATAGGATCTCCAATGGGATCCCCATTGGCATCAGTTGGTTGGGAGAAAGAACCGATACCTTGTAATCCACTCACTGCCTCACTTATCGTAGACTTCACTTCACCAGCTAAATCTGCAATTGGGTTACTCAGAGCATCCCCACGCAAAAAAGACTGGATGAAGTCGATCTGCTTGGGTTCTAGGACGCCTCGTAGGATAGCGCAGTTGTTTAGAGGAAAGTCACCGTTTCCAATTTGACTTACTACCATTTACACACCTCCTACATTTGGGGATCCAGTTATAGCCTTATGACCACACGAACATGAATTACCTACTAGAAGAATGGGTTTACCTTCGGCAGTAATGGTAGAAGAAAATTCTTGATTGAACACACCGACAACGATACGGTTTTCGTGTCTATGTGGTGCCGTATAAGAACCTTGTACAGCAATAGGCATTCCATTAACAAGAACAGAACTTCCTCCCGGCGACATTAGAATGATTGCTGGAGCGTTAGTGAGATCATTTATTCTCAATAGACCCTTCATTAATAACCTCCTCCACCACTGCTACTACTACTACTACTTCCACCACTACTTCTTCTCACTGGTGTTCTTGTGACTGGTGTTCTTGTGACTGATGGAGTTTTACCGAAAGATCCACCATCAATAACATTGTCATTGTCGTCAATGTTCGTGATCTTTACAAACGAACTTGACTTGTCTGGTAGTTGACCAAATACATTTTTGGTTACTTCATATAGTTCACCGTTATAAACAACAGATATTCCTTTTTGGTATGTTACCAATTTATTGTTTGAATCTCTGAGAGAGAACACCCCATCAGAGCTAGAAACAGCCGCACCGTTTTTAGTGATATTCACATATGGAACATAAGACTGACACCAGTAGTTCTTGTTCGCAGTTGCTTTCCATGCAGAACAGTAAGCATTATTCTGATTAAACAGTTTGCAGTTACCACATTTCTGTCCAGCAGGACCTGCTTTGTTTAAAGAGTTCTGGTATGCAGTGGGGAAGTTGCCAGGAATTCGATTTCCGTTTTCGTATGTTCTTACATTGGATCGCTGGGAGGGAGTGTTGTTTGAGCTTCTTCCTGGCGGGTTATTCGGCCTATTCCCGTGGCCGAGGCCAGCGGCAGCAGCACGCTGGGAGACTTCTTCATCGGGAACGGTCAGACGGGTCGCCACCGAATCGTTTTCCCTTTCCCATTGTTCTAATAGATCCGGATCGTATCCACTTGGTTTCGTAGGAATAGACCAGTATGGAGGCTCTCCATTCTGCCAGTTTGGATCCTCGAACCCCCACCATTCATCTTGATATTCTATAAAATCTTGTAACCAGTCGGATTCAACATCCATGTCATCATCGCCGCCGTACCAAAAGTCGGGGTGATTGTTCGATAGTATTTTAATGATATTATCTGTAAACCATTTTAGATATTCCCGATAGAGTGCCCACTCTCTTGCTTGTTCTTCGGTGAGTCCTGATCCTCCAGTGCCTCCACCATCGATTGCATCATTAGGTTTACCTTCTCCTTCTTGACGAACCCAGACTTCATCCTCATAATCCCAAACGAAGATGGTGCTGCATGGTGGTGGATTCTCCCAAACACTACCATCATCAGTAAGAGGTTTTCCATTACCATCGGGTGCTTCGTCAGGACATGCTCTGGGTTCAAATCCTCCCCGATCGGGAAGATCAACCACTTCCCGCAGGCCAGACGGTCTACCTGATGGGTTTGCATTTCCAGAACGTTGAGCCGGCGTAGGCACTGGAGGCGTAGGCACTGGAGGCGTAGGCACTGGAGGCGTAGGCACTGGAGGCGTAGGCACAGGAGGAGTAGACGCCGGCGTACTCCTTTGTTGACTTGATCTATTATTGTTATTATTATTTCCTGTGTGATACGACATGTTTATCCTGGCGGGTTAAGTTCCACCATTCCCCCTTGTAATTTAATTTTTGCGCCTCCCCCAACGAAATTGGCAACACCGCTTCCACCCAACTGAGCATCTGCTCCTGCAACCGCATTAATATTTTCTGCCGTTTCTATATTGAAATTTTTACAGTTTACTTGAAAGTCATCTGATAGTTGGAACGTTGCTTTCTCGCCCTTGAACACATAATTCTTAGCATTGAATATTGCATTACCATCTGTGGTAATGTTCAAGTTTCCTTGAACGTACATGTTATCATCGCCCATTGTTACCTTGTAACCACCACCCGTTGACTTTATGACCATCTTTCCATCTGGATGAAACTCAACAAACGAACCAGAGTTATGGTAGATGTGTATTCTTTCATTGTCTCTCGTGTCGTCAATTTCGATCAAGTGACCAGTGACAGATTCATATACCTTGTTAAAAGGATAAACAGGATTACCATCCCCTGCGGTTGGTTCGTTCCATGTTTCATCGTCCCCTGTTGGGACTTCCTCTGCTGGTGTCTTATTGAAGGTGGGTGTTCCTTCGATCGCAGGACTGTAGCCTAAAATATTCGTGTCTGGTTTTCCAAGATACGTTTCCCGTGGGAAGTTGTCGTATGGATCATTTAAACCTTCTTCTTTAATATTTTCTGTTGCGTTCATCCCAGGCACAGTTCCCATTATCATGGGTTGTTGTGGCATTGCTTCTTTACCATCCAAGAAGAAGCCAAACACATGAGTGCCAGGAAGGAAGCCTGGAACTGAAGCACCAATACCCGAGCTACTTGCACTCGTCACAGGAAATATTGGATGCGCCCAAGGAAGTGATGATGTTGAAATGTCTTCTTGGTTTGCAGTATGATATCCGTGGATACGAACTTTTGCTCGCCCCAATTTCTCTGGATCTTGGATATCTTCAACGACACCAAACCACCAAACGAATTCTCCATTTAGATTAATCATTCTTTTCGGACCATTTTTCGGACCATGCTTTCCATTCTTCTATTTCATCTCGTGTAAAGTCATGACTAGTCTTTGTCTTTAGGTTTTCAATCTTCTTCTCATAATCTTTGAGATTCTGGTACTCATTAAATTTCATGTTATCACTCATGGTGCTAATCTCCTCTGCTGATTCTCAGCTTCAAATTTAGAACTTTCTGGTAGAGGTTCTGCATACGAATCAGAACATGCCTCTATTGTCATTGTATGTCCATACAATTTATTGATTGTATGTTTTATTGATGTAACCAAGTAATCCATACTACGGTATTTATTCATTCCGTCGTCGTCTGTTTTTGACAAAGATTGTTGAGTAAAATCTACGTGTATTTTGTCCCCTACGTTTACGGAACTGTTTCCTTTTACTCTGAACTTTATTCTTTTATTTAAGAGTGAAGCCATTTGAGACTGTCTTTTTATTGACAAGTCTGGGGAAAATGGTCCTCCTGAAAAACCTGTTTTATAATTTCCAAGGGGACTAAGTGAATCTAAAACAGACTTAATTGCTAGTGGGTGTTGATTGCAATGATGAATTTTATCAAACGCTTCTTTGTATTCATATCGAAGACCCCCGAAACTTTTTGTCTTTACATCATGTCCACTAACAAATCCATTATACATGCCCGTTGATATTTCAGTTAAAATGTTTTCTCTCCCCATCAAAAAAGCATCCTCTAAAACAATATCAATTTCCGTGGGACTTAGTGCGCCAGATCCACCGAGTGCGGTTGGATCACCGTAGATGAAATTAGTTTTTAAAGGTAGTTGAAACATCGCACCGATTGAACCAAAATTGAAGTTTTTAAAATCCTGAAAGAAAAGGTAATTTACCTCGTCTGGATTACTCGCTCTTTTTGCTCTTTTTGATAGATCAGATATATGACTCATTGGATTGTTCATGGGTAAGACAACCGTTGATTCACCTTCCGTTTCTTCTACCATAATCGGACTTGAGTCTGGAAACAATTCAGACCAAATAGCTCCAACCATATCTGATACCTTTCCAGTATATGCCTTGGAGAACTTAGTTGATGCGTTGAATATGACTTCGGGTGATACAAACTTTAGAACGTATTGTGAAGTTTTACCAGTGGTTGATAGGTTTATATCTTCTCTGGAATATAGTGACATGTTTAGTGATACTTGCTCGTCACCAGAGGATTCAAATACTAGATGCAATCTCTCGTTATTTTTTATCGGCAATTTTCCATACAAATCATTTGCATCTGAAATTGTTATTTGACATGACATCGGAGATCCAAATAGATCTTGATATATGTTTATTTCTGCGAACATGTCAAGCAGAGATACGACATCACCAGAGTCTAGAATTAAATCCAATGCTTTTAATCCATCTATTCCTTTTGAAGTAGAGGATGCGCCACCAGATACAGCATCAAACATATTTTCCATATTAACCTACTATTAGTTTTTCAAAGGCAGAAACTACATTCTGTAGTTGATCGGGGTGGACTAGTTTTATTGATCGTTTTGTTTCGTTTTCATTGGCTTCGTATTCATAATTGTTTACCGCATGTGTTGTTGACGCAGAACCACTAACCCCGAGATACACACCAAGTCTAGTCTGCCAAAAGACAGGAGGAGTTGTAGTATAGTCTCCAGTCGAACCCGTTATACCCAACGGTGTTTCATCTGAAGATGAAGAAGCCAATGGGTTTATATGTGAACCATCAGTTTTTTCGAATCCGTTCAATCCAAAGATACCGTCCTCTACCTTTTTAATGGTAGCTCTATGAAGGCTCCCACCTCGTAATGTTCCAATCACATCACCAGCAGAGAAGTTGTAGTGTTCTCCCCCATCTACTCTGATTCTGCATAGGGTAGGATCATGCTCAACGACCCTTGCTCTTGTATTGAAATCGTGCGATATGCCTCCGACATCATCAGTGATTCCTGTGATGGACGTTCTGAATAATGTTTCATCTGCGGAAAATGTGATGCCACTTGGAGCTGCGGTGTTGCCATATCCGACAAGGTAAAAATATGTACCGAAATACTTTTTCTTAATGAAGTTTTCTAGTGAGATAGTATCGAGTGTCATGTCATAGTATGGATTGAGAGCTTCGTTGAGAAGAAGAACCACCCAAAAGAAATCTGTACTATCATAGAGTCTATGTGAAATGCTTTCTGGTGTGTCACCGTCTTGCGTATCATAGTCAATGAAAAATGAAGACTGTTCGGTTGCTACATTTCTTGCTCTGACTCTACGAAGAATATCTGTAACGAGTGTGACGCGAGTGTCCGTGTCGAAACCATTTAGATATCTCAGTATTGGGAACTTATCAAAATACATCAATAACCTTCCTCAATATCTTCTCTGACGAGCGGTCTGAGTTCTGTGAACTGCATGGTAAGTGAAGTTCTAACTGGACTACCATCTGGGAATGTAGCGTTGATTCCGTTTGGTGTGTAGTCAACGTTTACGGCTTGAAGAGCGCATCTTCCTATCTTGTTCAAGAACAGGTTTTCTGCAACCACACCATTATTGAATACTTTGTAATATCGTATTTCAAACTCGTCTGGAACATTCAAAAATGCTCCATGAGATATCGATGGGTGTGATAGTTTTCTAAACGCTCGAATAATTTTTGAAACTTCAACAGCTTCTTTTTGGTTCTTCGGTGCAAACGAAAAAGTAAAATCAAAGCCTCTTGTTTGTACACCTTGAAATGTTTGTTGCTGTCTTGGGTTTATTGCAAGACCAGTTACCTGTTGAAGAGCAGCACTTGTATTGGGATTAACTCCACCGATACCAGCAATGCCATCAACTATGGAGGCTAGAACTCTTGATCCCAATCCCAAAGCACTCCCCGAGGCTTTAATAACTTCACCCTTTGAGAGTTCGTTGACAACGCCCGCCCCAGCTTGGAGCAGTTCAAAGTCTACATTGTTATAACCAATAGTTCCCGAGTTCACCAATTTGTTTGGTAAATACAAAGCTATGTTTGTGTTTGATTTAGATGTGGCTGACGTTAATCGCATCCTACCTTCAGAACTGACACGACGTTCAATCCCTAGCAGTTTCTGTTGTTCAATCGTAGATCTTGATCTATCATTTATAAAATCTTCATGATTTCTACCTGTTTTAATCCTATTTTTAATTCCAATTATATTTCCTGCTTCTCTCTCGGCTTCATCGGCGCCCGCTGTAGCCTCGGTTTGCCTTGTTGTAAGTTTTTTAACTTCTCTAAGTGCTTCTTCTGTTTCTTCTACAAGACCAGGCCTATAGTATGCATACGCTTCACCGGGATCTTGAGTCTCAAATGCGGTCGGAGCAACTGGAGCAGGTAAAAATGGTATACCCTGAAATTCCTCTTGTTCTACCTGCCTTTCCTGATACATGACAAAATCAGTCGCGTCTCTAACAAGGGACACATTTTCTATTTTAGCAATATCAATGTCTTCACCCAGAGCAAGTGCTTCTCTTCTTTTGGATCTAGCCTGTGAAGAAATTTTTGAACCTGCTGTTTCGTAACTAGTAAAGAGAATGAACTGATTGTATTCGTTCTCTCCTAAATCTTGCGGAAACTGGAGATCTTCCTGATTGTGCTGACGGTTGAGTGTGATATTGTCACTGGGGGACAGTTTAGAGAAAACCCCCTTACCCATCGGACCTAATACAGATGTAGATTGCACTGCTATCGAAGTTGAAGGAAGCATTGGCATGTTTGTTTTTCTCCGTGATACATACAGTATGAGCTATAAGGGAAGATATAAACCAAAAAACCCATCAAAGTATATAGGTGACCCGACCAAGGTTATTTACAGAAGTCTTTGGGAACGTCGATTCATGACTTACTGCGACAAAGAAGATAATATCTTGTCATGGGGGTCCGAAGAGGTTGTAGTTCCGTACATCTCACCTGTAGATAATAAACCCCACCGATACTATGTAGACTTCATAGTCAAGGTAAAACAGAGAGATGGAACAAAAAAAGTAAAATTAATTGAGGTGAAACCAAAGAAGCAATGTTCGCCTCCAAAGAAGCAAACACGAAAAACAAAAAGGTATATTACCGAAGTAAAAACGTGGGGTGTGAATTCTGCAAAATGGAAAGCCGCAACAGAGTATGCGGAAAATAGAGGATGGGAATTTCAAATCCTTACCGAGAAAGAATTACAACCATAATGGCTGAGATAAAAACAGAGTCTTTCAACCACGCATCAAATCAATATAACATAATGTTCCAACGAAGAGTTTTCGTAAAAGGAGAACTCAGGAAATCTCTTATACAATCTGTAGGAGAAGGTGCGGTTGATGTCTTCAACAAGATGTTCAGGAAAAAAGCAATAGGAACTGATGTTGAAGCTAGACAAAAAACAGTAGAGGCAAAAGAACTGAAGCGAGTAGAACTATCCACGTTTGATCAAGTGGCTGAATTCTTTGTAAAAACAATCGAGTCTGCTTTTGGTGCAGGAGAAGAATTTAGTTCGAACGAAGTTACGGATCACCTTCTGACTACAGACGAATCTATTAGTGCATATGATGTTACCAGTGGAGGAATGTATCTCTTCAAATACGAACCAACCACCAAAAGCAAACTCAAGTACTATGATGAATTGCCTCTTATAATCATGTTGGGAAAAACTGCTACGGGATTTACTGGACTCAATGTTCACTACCTCCCAGAGAAATACAGAATACAATTACTAAAAAGACTTTTCTCTAGCATAGATTTCTCCAAAGTAAAAGAAGATGATGTACAAGCTAGACTAAATGCAGTTTCTACATATAAATTCATAATTCCGACCTATAAAGAGTATAAATATGATGGGATATCATCTAGACTCGTTCGAATCCCAATTGAAAACTGGTTGCTTGCTTCTTTACTTCCAATCAGCAAGTTCCAGAAAGAGTCTAGAAGAAATGTATGGGATGAGTCACGTCGGCTCATTAACGATCAAGAAAGAAGAACTTAATGCCATTCATCGAACCATCAAAATACATTGGAATGTCTTCGAATTTATACAGACCAACGCGATTCTTCTTTAAAATAAATGGACTACCTGAAAAATTAGGAATTGGTTCCGTTCGTGATTTTCAAACTGAAATATTTTTCGCCACTGAAAGTGTGTTCTTTCCCTCTAGGAACATAGCGAGTGAACCCTATAAAATTGCAGGACCAGTTGATGAGATTCCGTATGAAAGCACATACAGCGGAGACTTAGACGTAACGATGAGAGTGTCTGCTAATTTTAAAGAAAGAGATTTTATGGAGCAGTGGATGAATCTTGTCGTGAGTCAAACCACACAAGAAATGCAGTATCCAGATTCATATAGGTGCAATGCAGAAATAGAAGCGTATACCCTAAACGAAGATTTTAGTCCGTACAGTGTCAGATTGACAGATGTGTGGCCAAAGGGAGTTGGACGAGTTACTGTGGGGCAGGGTCTCACTGACGCAATTGCAACAATGCAAGTTCAGTTATCATTTAGACGATATTACATCGTGGGATCACCAGATGATCCAGGCGAAGATAAGATGAATAGAGGAGCCGATTTACAAGAAAGACCTGAGTTTGACAGAGTAGAACCACAACCAACATTCTCGATCCCATTAGAGAATACGTTTATCGTGAGACCACCAGGCCCACCAGAAGCACCTAACTTCGGTGGCGGTCGAATTACCTGATTATCATTTAACATGGAGATATTATGCCCTTACCAAAGATAGAAATACCAGTTTACAGTGTAAAACTGTATGACTTGAAGAAAACCGTAAAATATAGACCCTACACTGTAAAAGAAGAAAAAGCTCTTCTTATGGCAGTGGAGTCTAGAGATGAAAGACAGATATTTGAAACTAGCATTCGTTGCTGTGACACTTGTGTACTCACAGAAACGGTAAAGGTAGAAAATTTAAGTCTAATTGATCTTGAGACTCTTATCATTTCGATACGATCAAAGTCTGTAAGCGAAGACGTAAAGACTAAAACAAAATGTGAGCATTGTGAAAAAGAAACAGACATATCCATTGATCTTACAAAAATGAAATGTGAACAGCCAAAAAAACCACAAGATAAAATCATGTTAGACAAGACGTATGGTGTACAGCTAAAAAGTCCATCTCTAGAATCTGTGTACCAGAACCTATTGAATAAAACAGATGATGGGATTGGTTCTATTGTTTCTTGTATAGACAGTGTATATGACGAAGAAACGGTCTATAGTTTTAAGGATTATACAGAAGAAGAGAAGAGTGATTTTATTGAAAGCCTTTCTCTTGAAACTATTAAAAAAATAAATGATCTGTTCATTGAACGATTGCCTAAGAATGTGGTTAATATTAAATATAAATGTCCACACTGTGGAGAGGAAAACGAAAAGAAGGTGGACAACCTCATTGATTTTTTTACTTGATTAATCTCCACACTTCGTTGGTTGAGTATTATAAAGTGAATCACCAATTAATGTATTGGCATAAATATTCACTAACGGAGTTGGACTCGATGTACCCGTGGGAACGAAAACTTTATGTCGATATGGTTATAGAGGATTCAAACAAAGAGAAGAATAACAATGACGCTAATAGATAAACTAATTCAAATGCAGGGAAGTCAGTTAAAAGAAATTCCCCAATCAGACTCATCTGTAGTTGTTTTGGCAGATACAAAGAGTTTTAGTGTCGCTAAACAAAATAAAGCCGTATTCAATATCTTAAATCCAAAAAAAGTTGTGTTCATGGGTTCATCTAATGATCAAGATCCAACCACCCGAGCGGAGAGAAGAGAAGAAGAATTAGAGAGAAGACGAAGACGCAGCCCACTGTCCTCTAGAGGTGGGGTTGTTGGTGGGGGAGCCATAGCAGCCATGGCCGGTCGGAAGGGCGATCCTTACGAAGATGAACTAAACAACCTCATCAACCAAGGCGCTTCGTTAGGTGAAAAACTTATTGAAGTTGGAGGAGCCGTAGCGGCTCTTAGAATATTGTTAAAAGGATTTGGACTAGTATTACCAAAGTTGCCAGGAGGCGCAACAGCAGCTAAAGGCGGATCTAAGATTGCTGGACTTTTCCGAGGTCTCCTCAAAGGAGGACAGGGTATATTCAAAGGTTTGGTGGAAACTATTAAGCTTTTAACTAAAGAGAGATCCTTCGCCGCTGGAGGAAGATCGGTCGTGGGGGCGGCTCGCGCCGGCGCAGGAGGCTTGGCACGAGTTGCTGGTAACATTTTCCAAGGGGGTAAAAACATTGTCACCGGCGGTGCTAATTTCGTAAAGAATATACCAAATCTTATAACCACAGGATTCTCAAAAGTTAAGTTTGATGGAAAGACCCTTGCTAGGTTCTTAATGACTAAAGGAGGAAAATCTCTTCTTCTCGGTTTACGTGGATCTAGAATACTAGGCACATTTGGATTGTCTTTGATAGCTGATCACTTTGCGGGAAAATCAAGAGAGGTAGCAGATGAAATAAGGGCTGCGATGGACGCACGAGCAGCGGTCCATCGAACATCGGGTATGACGGAAAGTCAGTATAAAAAACTACAATTCCAGAAAGAGAATAAAGGTAAATCTGCTTCGAGTTATCATGGGGAAAAAGCTGTACAGTTCTCATCACAACACCCCGCAATGCGGGAAGCATACAATGCTGCAAATCCAAATAATCAACTAAGTGAGGCAGAGTACATCCAACAACTCGACGCCGGCGAAAAGTATGAGTTTCCAGCAGGAAATCGCATTTCAACATTTAAAAGTACAACGTTTGCAGGACTTGCAGGGGAACATTTAAAAGCAATGAGTGGAGCAAGTGGCGTAATCAATCCTGATCGTAAGGGGGGTTTGACTGGCGTATTGAGAGAGCAATTAACGATGCCAACGGGAGAACCATTAGTAGCCAGAGCCACACCAAATATGCTCGGAGTGAGCGAACAATTTATGGGAACGGAAAATGATATCATTCCAGGTCAACTGCCATTTTTCCGAGGCAAGGGAGAAATTTCATCTGATCGAATGCGATTTGATGCGTTTGAAGATACGATGAGATCAATCTCATCACGGAATACTCAACCAATTATTGTCAACGTCAATAATGGTTCCAATGCGAATGAATCCAAAACTTTGTTCACTGATACTAGCACTAGAGCAGACGACAATCCTGACTTAGATGCAATCACCAATGGTGGGACCGCTCTTAAAAATAGACTTAACCAAAGTTGGATTGATCAATAAAAAAAAGGAGGACGGGCGAACCCGTCCTCCCGAAAGTGCCTCAAAGAATCTCAATCTTCGCTGGCCAACTGATTGAAGTAAGACATCGCATCAGTGTTTTCGTTAAACGTAGAGAGACTCTCCTCTCTCTCCGAGACACTTTCTGTGTTTTCTGTGGTAAGGGTTTCAGTTTCTGCTGAAGCCGTACCACGCTCATCACCACCAAGAACTTGATCAAGTCGCTGCTTTAGTTCATCATAGCTCTTGAAGTTCGATTCAGCAGTAAACTCACTGAGCTTGTGCTGACTCTTCCAAAGTGATTCGAGCTTTTCATCATCTCCGCTGAAGAGAACGGAGGTTGCTTCGCTCCTTCCCCCCCCA